GGCTGGGTCAGGCTGGCCGGGCTGAGGACTTTGACGATGCCGCCGGCGAGCGAGACGATCTCGTAGTGGGTGCCTTCGACCAGCGTGACCGGACTGGCATTGCCGTCGGTCAGCACCAGGCTGGAGACGAAGCGTTGGTCCAGTTGCACCTCGTCGCCGGCCACCAACCCGGTCGGCAACTCCTCGGCCGATACCGTGCCGGAGGCGATGGCGACCGGACTGGAATGCAGGGCCAGTGCCAGGTTCTCGACCAGGAACTCGTCGAGGGTGATGTTCAGGGTGCCGCTCTTGCCGGTAATCAGCGAGCCATAGAGGCCGCGCGAGCCGCCGAACGATTCGTTCTTGTCGGACTTGTTGGCGGAAATCGCCAGACTGGCGGCCGAGGCGTTGCCGAGCCAGGTGCGCTTGCCGGGCTTGCCGGTGGTGGCGTTGCGGACGGCACTGAAGAAGCTGCCCTGCAGGGAATAGAGTTCGCTCATGGGGTTCTCCGGGTCAGAGGCCAGTGATGAAGGTGTGCAGGTGGACCGGGATCAGCACGCTAGCCGCGCGCTCGCCGTTGCCGGGTGGGAACTGCTCGGCTCCGCCCAGGGCGATGTTCTGGATGCCGGCCGGCGCCCAGGGCAGCGGCCGGCCCTGCTCCGGGCGCAGGCAGCGCAGCAGGTCCAGCTCCAGCTCGTCGAGGGCGTCCTCGTAGTCGTCCAGGCCGGTATCCACCGCACCGATGACGAAGAAGCCGCGCAGTGCCTTGAGCCCACGCGGGCCTGGCTCGGGGTCAAGATCCTTGCCCTTCTGCAGAACGATCACCGGAAAGGTCAGGGCAGCGCTTTGCAGCACCTCGTTGAACCAGCCCGTGCGCACGTTCAGGCCGGTGTCGGTCAGGTAACCGTTGGCCTTGGTGATGGTCTGCAGGCGCTGCAACAGTGCCTGGCGACCTAGGGTCAGTGGGTTGCTCATGACTTCCTCATACAGGCCGCAGTGAGGTAGTGGCCGTCATTGGCGATCAGCGCTTCCACCGTGAAGTGCTCGCTGCCGATGGTGAAGATGCCGCCACGGTCTGCCGTAGCCAGCTGCGCGGCGGGCCAGCTGATGCCAATCACGCCGGAGATGAACATGCCGTCCGGCCCCTCGCGCTGCAGGTTGCGGTCCACCATCAGGTCAATGCCCGTGACTGTCACGTCTGGGCCATAGGCGTAGCTTCCAGTGGAGTCGGACAGCCGGGCGGCCGATACGCCGTGCAGGCGCCCCAGCGCCCGGCCGAATCGGCCGTCCATCAGTTGCTCAGCCGCACGTTGGCGAAGCCGCCGGATTCGGCGGTGACCAGCTTGCCGCAGGGCACAGACGAGGCGGTGCCATCCGCGACCAAGCCACCGTCCAACAGGCTGACCTTGGCTCCGGCGGTCAGGCCTGTGGCGCAGGGCAGCTGCCAGACGCCGACTGCGTGCCCCTGGAAAGGCTGGCCGGCGGCGGCATCCTCCAGGGCGACCACCACCAGTTGGCCGATGGCATAGGCGGTGCCGGAAACCACGCCACCAGCGGGGGCGGCCAGGGTCAGGACATCGCCGTCCTGTACGAAGTTTTTAGCCATGATTGGTCCTCATTGAGCAGAGACAAAAAGCCCCGTACAGGGCGGGGCAATGGACATCAGGGACGCTTAGGCGCCGGCAGACTTGGTCAGGCCGCGGAAGTCGAGCGGCGCGACTCCGGCATCGATGCGCACCTTGGTAGCTGCTCCGTCGACTGTGAAGCCTTCCTGCTGCTCAACATAGGGCACCTTGATGCCGTTGAGGTAGGCCACCTCGATAGTGTCGGTACCCTTGGCGGCAGCCAGGTACCAGGCCGTTGCCGAAGCGTCGTCGAGGCGCGGCTCGCCGATCACCTGGGCGAAATCCTTGAGCGGGTTGACGATGGCCGAATTGGAATCGGCCCCCGGTACCGAGCCCGAGGCGATCAGTTGGCGGGCCTTGTCCTCCAGGGCGATGGGGGTCAGCACGAAGGCCGGGCGGATATTCAGGGTCCGCGCCTGGCCGCCTTCGGTCTGGGTCTTCTGAGTGCGCATGGCCTGGCGCGCCTTGCTCAGGGCGTCGATGCTCAGCGCCGACCCTGCACCAGTCAGCAGGTTGTCATGATCGGCATGGAACAGCGCCACGGTGTCGCGCATGGCTGCGTTGGCGGTCAGTACGGCATAGACCAGATCGCCGATAGTGGCCTTGGCGGCCATGCCCATCTTGCGCGGAATATCGGTCAGCTGGCTCAGGTCATCGTTGATGATCGCCTGGCGGTTGATGCTGAAAATCTCACCGTAGGTCGCCAGGGCAATCGGCTCCCCGCGGTCGCCGACCGTGACCTGCTTGTATTCGGCGCCTGGTCGCACCTGACGCAGAGACGCGAACTCGCCCAAACCGACGCGATGGGCGATCTTGAAGTCGGCCAGCTCACCCTCCTTGGTCCACAGCTCGAATGTCTCTTCGGACTCGTTCCAGCCCAGCAGCACTGACTTGTTGGCAACGTCCAGCAGGATATTGCCGAAGTCGCTGCTGCCATGAGTGAAGGCCATGCCGACCATCTGCATGGGGTTATACGACGCCACCCCGATGCCGCGGTCGGCCAACGACGCGCGGGCCAGCTCGCGCAGGGTCATATGGTTGTAGTTATTGCTGGCCTCGACAGCAGCCAGGCCGGCGCGGGCGAGGATCGAGGCGCGCACCGAGTCGCCAACCAGATTGCCGTTGCCGGCGTGGATATGGGCCGGGGCGGTCGGGGTGGTGCCTTCTCCGAGGCGGGCCAGCAGCCTGGCCTGGGCCTGCTCGGCGGTGATGGTCATATCGCCCAGGCACGTCTGCAGCAGGTCGCCCTGGGTGGCGGCGAACGGCTGGAAAACGGCACTGATGGCGGTACGGCGGGCGGTCTCCTCGGCGATCACCTGAGCGCGGGCGGCGGCCAGCGGATCGGCCGGGGCCGGGCTCGGAGCCGGCGCGGGAACTAGAGCAGGAGCCGGAGCCGGCGGGGTGATGCCCTGGGCGCGCGGGGTGATCAGAGAATTCAGGGCTTCGGGCATGTGGGCAAACTCCTGCAGGCGATTCGATGTCAGTTGTGCAGCCGCGGCCAGCGGCTCAGTCAGATGGTCGGCAAAGCCGGCGGCGACGGCCTCACGGCCGGTCATCCAGGTTTCTTCTTTGAGCAGGGCCTTGATTTCGTCTTCGCTCTTTCCGGTCTTGGCGACGTAGGCCATGACCAAGGAGCTTTCGACCTTGTCGAGCAGCTCGGCATAGCGGCGCATGTCGTCGGCATCCCCGCCTTGGATACCCCAGGGCTTGTGCACCATGATCATGGCGTTTTCAGGGATGTGGATGGTGTTGGCAGCCATCAGCACCACGCTGCCCATCGATGCCGCCAGGCCGTCGACATAACCGTCTACGTTGGCCGGGTGGTGGCGCAGCAGGTTGTAGATGGCCATGCCCTCGAACACATCGCCACCCGGCGAATGCACCCGCAGGTCGATCTGAGTCAGATCGCCAAGGGCCTTGAGGTCGCGTGCAAACTGCTGGGCGCTGATGCCCCATCCGCCGATTTCGTCGTAGAGCAGGATCTCGGCGCGGCCCCTGGCCAAGGCCTTGATGCTGTACCAGCTGCCCTGGGGCCTGGTGTCGTTGTTGATGCCGGCAATGGCCATGGCCACCGGGGCCAGCAGGGCCGGCAGTTTCTGATGGCTCCCCATGGGGGCCTCCTTGGTTGCGTGCGTGACAGTAACGGCAGCGGCGGGCGGATCAGTCTTGCCCCGCCGGCGGCGACGCGGCAGCGGGGCTGCCGTTCAGCTCGTGATAGGCGTCGGAGCTGAAGACCAGCCCCTTTTCCCGGTTGACGCGGATTTCCGCCTCGCGGGCGCGCTTGAGTTCCTGCGGGTTGCGCCCGCGAGCGCGGGCGACCTCGGCCTCGTCGGCAAAGCCGGCCTTGACCAGCGTTTCCCAGGCGTTCGCCTCTTTCACCGGATCGATCCAGGGCATGACCGGCCCCTGATAGACCGCGGCATAGACGGTGGCTGGGGCAACATCGGGCGGCAGCCTGAGCGCGCCGCTGGCCAGGGCCATGGCCAGCCACTCGCGATAGACCGGACGGCACCAGTAGTCGATGAACTCATGCTGGACCAGGTCATAGCCGAGCTGGGCCTCGACAAGCTCCTGACGCTGGGCGCTGTAGGTGCCGTCGTAGCTGCGCGAGACGGTCGAGTAGCCGATGCGCCCGGAGGCTGCGATGGCCCGCAGCTGACCGTTGCGGAACCCCTCCAGAAAGGTGTTCGGCCGATTGCTGGCGATGGTGCCGACCTCCTCGCCCGGCAGCAGGCTGTCGATGACCATGCCGGGGGCAATCGGAAAGCTGCGCGGCTCGGCGGCAGCGGCACCGGTGTTCGACAGGGTGTAGCTGTCCGGGTTGCCTTTCTTGATGTACATGGCCAGTGCGGCGGAAATCCGCGCGGCAACGCGCTCGCTTTCCTCGTAGTCCTTGAGGTCGGCCAGGCGGATCAACGCGGCATGCAGCAGCGGCACGCCGCGGTTTTGCCCGATCCGCTTGCGGTAGGCGATATGGATGATCCGATCCGCCTCGACCCGCTTGGTCTGGCTGCCCAGCCGGTAGCCGAGGCCTCCGGGGTGCTGCATCAGCAGGTGATAGGCACGCTTGCGCCGCCAGGCATCGCGCTCGATTCCTTGCACGATACTCCGGCTCTCGTCGATCAGTTCCCAAGGCAACTGATCGGGCTCCAGCAATTCGAGGGCGAAGGGCACCGCCGTCAGGTAGCTGTAATTGGCCACCCGCCCTCGTAGCTTCTGGGCCAGGGCCTCGCCGTCGCGCAGCCAGGTCCGGCAGACCATCCGCTCGACCTGCGGGCGGGTCAGCTCGCCCGAGGTTTCCGGGCACAGCGACCATTCAGACCACGCCGCCTTGATCGCCGCGGCGAACTCGACATGCACCTCACCGGCATGGGTCAGCGGCAGCGGCTCGACCCCGATGCCGGCCCCGCCGACCACCCGCTCCTCGAGGCGGTCGAACAGGCCGGTGACGATGTCGTGATCCTCGTCGAGCTTGCGGCATTGTGCGCGCAGCGAGCGGGCGTCCTGCTGCAGGGCGGCATCGGCGCTGCGGGTCTGGCCCTTGGCCTTGTGGGTGCGGCCGGGACGGGCCGCTTCATAGGCGCGGATGACCTGCCTGGCGGCCAGACGCTGGACGACCAGGCCGGGCGCGAAGGGCGCGAGCAGCTTGTCGAGCAGATTCATAGGAAGTCCGCCAGGGAAAAGCCGCTCGGCTGGCCGGCGACGCGGGCTCGCTCGGCGGCGAGACGACGCTCCCACTCCACGCGTCCCGCGCGGATCTCGGCCAGGTTTTCCATGGTCAGGGTTCGACCTCCAAAGGTAACGCTGCGCCCGTCGAGCACGGCGACCTCGGCCTCCAGATACTTGTCGACCATCTGTTGAGCGGTTAGAGCCATGGGTCGTTTCCAATCTTGAGCCAGCCGCCGGTGTTGGCCGGCGGGGCGGGTTGCGGGGCAGCCGGCGGGACCGGCGATGGATTCCGCGCAACCACCTCGCCGTCTACCAGCGTGGCGGCAGCGCAGGCCAGCGCCTCCAGATCGAGGCCGAAGCGCTGCTGGCTGATGCGCAGTGCAGCCAGGGCATACACCGCACAGTCCAGGGCCTCATTGCGGCGGCTCTTGGCATCCCAGCGGTAAACGCGCCGACCTTTGACTATCTTGAGCACCTTGCTTTCGGCGGTGAGCTGCTTGAGTTCATCCTCGTCGCACAACGCATCGTTGGCTGGCAGGTGGATGACGCCCGGTTGCGGCTCGCCGGCCTGGGTCTTGCCGTAGTCGACCCCCTGCTTGAGGCGGGCATAGATCAACTCCTTGGCGTTGTCGGTGCCCACCTCGGTCAGGTAGACCCGGTGCTTGTTGCGCTTCTTCGGGAAGCTGGCGATGGGTTTTCCGTAGACGTTGGCCCCCTGAATCGGGATGACCCAATGGACGCCCTGTTTGCGGCTGGCTTTGTAAACCTCGTCGGTGTAGCTGCCGCCCGAGTCCCAGCACCAACGCTCGACGCGCATCACCAAGCCGTCGACGCGGGTGAACTGGCGATGTAACTCGACGGCGGCCTTTTTCTGTAGCTCCTCGCTGGCCGGATCGCCGGTGAGAATCCAACGGCGCACCAGCCAGCACTCCTCGCCGGCGCCCCAGGCCCAGACCCGGCCCTCGAGGCGGTCGTCCTGAGTGTCGACCCCACCAGTGAGGACAACGGCCCTGCCGGGCACTTCGCCCTGCCAGACTTCGCGGCGGGCGTGAAGCACCTCATGGTCGAGGCGCTCGCCTTGGTCGTCTTCCCAGACCTCGCCCAGGGTGGTGTTGGTGAAGGTGATCAGCTTCTCGCGGTCGCCCTTGATCTTCAGCCAGTCGGCGACGATGTCCAGCCAGGTGCAGAAAACGCTGTAGCCGGTCCAAAGGTGAAACGTCACGCTACGCGGGGTGGCGATAGGCTCGCCGTCCGCGCCGCCCCATTCCATGCCGTCGCGCGTCCAGATCCCGGTGCGCTCGCAGATCCAGCGGCCGTTGCGGGCCACCTCGACCGCCTCGTGATACTGGATCACGCAGGCGCCGTGCTCGCATAAGTACCAGGCTTTGGCGGCCTCGCCGAGGGCGTTGACCTCCCACTTGATGCCAAAGGCGCAGTCCTTCCCGCCCCACTTGAGGTACTGCTCGCGGCCGCAGTGCGGACACGGGATGTGATAGCGCAGCAGGTGCGGCGACTCCTCGGCCGCCTTGCTGATCTGGCACTCGCTGGCTACCCCAGCCGTTGATCCCCTGATCGACTTCCTGAAGGTTGCCCCCTCGAGGCGCTTGTCGCCCAAGAATGTCGGCGAACCCTCGTCGTTGATGTTGGCCTCGAACTTGCTCAGTTCGTCGTAGATGACCGCATCGGGCGATTTCTCGCGGTAGTTGCCCGAGGCCTTTCCGCCCAGCCACCAGAGCATTTTCCGGTTGGAAAAACACTTTTCGTTGATGGTGTTGTCGCTGTGCTTGCGCCCGTACCAGGGCGCCAGATCACGCAGTACCGGAACGTCGCGGATCATCGTGTCGACGTGCCGCTTCATCACGCCTTCGGCGTCTGAGTCGGTCGGGCTGTAGGCCAATACGTTGCGGCGCTTGTGCTGAATCAGGTAGCCGACGGCAGCCATCAGCATCTTTGTGTAGCCGACCCGAGCCGACTTGATGAAATTCACGACCGTGATTAGGTCGTTGCCCATCGCGTTGAGGATCGCCACCTGAAAGGGCGCGGTTTCCCACTTTCCCTCCTGATAGCTCGACTCGCTGGACAGGTAGAAATGCTCGTCGGCCCACGCGACGGCGGTCAGCGGCGGCTCCTTGTATAGCGAGCGCAGGCCGACCTTAACCGCCTTGACCAGCTGTGTCATCCAGGGTGTCGAGGTATTCATCGAGCATGTCCGGCAGGGTGTCGCCCAGGTCGGCGGCGGTGTTGCGCGCAAGGGCTATTTCCCGTTGCAGCGCCTCGACGTGGCGCACGTCGAGGTCGGGGTGCTTGCGGCGCAGCTTGAGCGGCACGGTGTCGAGCAGCGAGCCGATTTGCGCGGCCATGCGCGACAGGGCGAACACTGCGAAACCGACCGGCACCAGCTGCGCGCGCTTGACTGAGTTCTTGAGTTCCTGGGCGTCGGCTTGGGCGGCGGTCAGGCGCAGGCGCTCCTGGGTCAGCTTCTTGTCGGCCAGCGGGTCGAGGCCCTCCTCGTCATCGCCGGCCGGCGCGTATTTGCGGGCGGCGTGCTCCAGCCGGTTGTCCAGCACCGCGCGCACGTCGAAAAAGGCCTCCCGGCCGATGCGTGCCACCGGCTTGATGCCCCACTTGTCGAAGGCCTGCACGCTGATGCCGAGGCTGGCCGCCATGTCGCTCTTATTGAGCCAATGGGGCTGTTTATCCATGGGATGGCCTCGGTCGGGTGTCGGTTGACCTCGCTGCGACGCGAACGCGCAAAAATGGGCTCAGGTTGTGCTATCGGTGCGGACGAAGCCATAGACGGCGCGGGCTGCGGCGGCTGGACGAAACAACAACCAACCGCCGAAAAAAAGTCGCACATAGTGAGAAAGCGGGGCGCGAATTACCCGCACCGGGGGTACGGCCCGGGAGGACCCATGCAAATAATCCGGATGCCGATGTCACCAGCTATCACCGCCCAGACCGCTGGCGAGCAGTAGCGATGGCACGCTCAAGGGCGCTGCCGAACTCACGCTGAAAGTTTGCCTTGACCATGTTCTCGGCGATGGCGAAGAACGGGACGCGGACTCTGTAGCGCGGCGCTCCATCGACGAACACGAATACCGGCCTGACCGCATCCCCCATCGCCATGCGGCGCCGCTCCCAGACACCGCGCATGCCATCTATCTCACCGACGAAATAGCGGTCGGCGTTGCCTTTCTTGCGACTCCTGCGGCTTCCTGTTGCGTTTGCCTGCGTACCAGCGAACGTCTCGGCCGCACCCAGGCCCGACAGGATCTTCATGGACAGCTGGCCCTTGATGTTGCCGTTGTCGTCCATGAATGCAGCATTGGGGACAGCGTACTGATTGCCACTCATCAAGCCGCGTGCGATCAGCGCTTTCTCGAATCGCTTGTGCCCACGGACGCCACCATAGACCGCCGCCTGCATGTAGCGGTCGGCCGGGACTCCAGAGTTCCAGGCGTCTTTCAGCCAGACCCTAGCCTCTGGCTTGGCCTTGGTTGCTGGCTTCACAAAGAGGCTGTTCATGGTGGTGCGCGTGGGCTTGTCGAGGCGCTTACGCATCACGCTCAGCTCACCATCCCTGACCCGCTGAGCCATCCGCGTGGCAGCCAAGGCGAGGGCGAACGGCATCTGCCGTGCTATCTCGGCCAGCTCGGCGACCTTCCCGTCCAAGCCATCAGTCGCAATCTTGATCATGGCTAAAGCCCCTCAACCTTCCGCTCAGCCCACCGCTTGCTCAGGGCGCGCACCTGGTCTATGCCCAGAATGCCGATAAAGCCAGACGTGAGCAGCGTCCACGCCACATTCAGGCCCGCGGCATTCACAGCCAGGCCGATGATCATCACCAGTAGCGCACCAGTGGCAGCCTCAAGGATCGAGCGCACGATACTCGGCTGATCCCCGTACAGCTGGATGCGGATGTAGGACAGGATGAAGGTCAGCATCATGGCCAGGCCGTGCTCGCGCAGGGCAAGCAGGACACCGGCCCAGAACTCGGGAGACTTCTCGGGCATGGGCATCTCGATATCCCCGCGCGGGGTAACTGGCGGCCCCTGCTGCATTCCCGCCTGGGGGCAAAGGAATGGAGGGGCCAGAAACGAAAAACCCCCGGCCTTGGACGAGGGTCTTGAGGGTTATTGTCTGAGCCGTGAACGCAAACACGCCACGATAGGAAAAATACTAGGGCAAAGGGTCACGATTATCAACACCTTTAGAGTAAAAAATATCTAAAAGTGTTTATCACTACCATCCGAATCCATCGCTGCGTTACCCGTCACAGCTCCATCGCGCGATCCGCCTGGGCGCGAAGACAGATGCTTGTCTCGTTGGCCCACAGCCCGCCGCATCCCCGCGGCAGCGGCTTGCGGCATCCGGTACAGATGCGCCTTTCCAGCCGGACCAGCTCCTGCAGCAGCAGCGCATGGTCGCGGCGGATCGACTCGGCCAGGTACTCGGCGATGCTGTACGGGCCGCGCAGCCCGCCGCGCACCGTGCGCAACTCCTCCAGCATCTCGCGCTCCCGTGGTCCCAGCTGGGTAGCCACCTCCTTGACCCCAAGGGCTTCCAGCTTCGCCCGGTGCCGCTCCTGCCTGATCGCTTCGGGGCTTTTCGTCTCGGCGTTACCCGTCACGATCAATACTCCTGCGCTTCGGCCAGACGCTGGCGGCGGCGCTCTTCATAGCCCTCGACGTCCAGGTCGCGGTCATCATCGACGCGGTCGCAGTCATCGCAGACCCATCCGACCGAACGCTTCACCAGCCCGCCCGCCTCATCGCAGCACCTACGGCAGTAGCTGCAGGTCGGCTCGGCCATTCTCGTCGCTTTGCTCATCATCTCCTAACTTCCTCCTTTGCAATGGATGTTCGTTTCTAGAGCCAGCCGCCGGCGCCCGCGGCCTGCACTGAGGTCGCCTGCTCAGCGCGTCCCGGTGTCGTCCCGGTGGCAAAAAAAGAGAGCCCGCGCGCTTCGAGCCACAGATGCCAGCGTTCCAGGGCGTCACGCTTGAGGGCCATCGCGTGGGTATGGATGTAGGCGGCGTCAAGGTCGTCGAGGGCGTGATTGAGCAACAGCTCGCCGATCAGGTAGTCGACGCCCAGATCGGCCCAGGTCGAGCGGGCCAGCTTGCGCAGGTCGTGGCTGGTCCACTCGCCGCCGCCCAGACGCTCGAACACTGCCGAGGCCTGGCGGTCGGTCCAGGGCCGGCCGTCACCGCGCGGGAACAGCCAGGCGCCGTCATAACCCTTGGCCTGTTGCCGGTCCCGATAGGCGCCCAGCAGCGCGGACACCGGACGGGTGATCGGCAGGCGGTGCTCGGTCCCGGTCTTGGTGTCGGCCGCCGGGATGAACCACTCGCCGACCTCACTCAGGTCGACATTGACCCAGCGGGCCTGGCGGGTTTCGCCGAGGCGGGTGCCGTGGCAGAGCATCATCAACGCCAGCAGCACATCGGCCGGGCGCTTCTCCCATAGACCGGCCAGCCGCTCGAGCAAGGCGGGCAGTTGCTGCGGGCGCAGGGCGCAGGGCTTTGGGCGGATCGCCGCCTCGGTGAAGTCGGTAAAGACCATGCCGGCCAGCGGATCGACCGTCAGCTTCTTGAGCTTGAAGGCCTGCCGAAACGAGAGCTTGAGCAGCCCGAAGGCCTGGCGGGTGTAGGCCAGGCTGTAGGTCGCCTGCATGGGCCAAATCATCTGCTCGTCCAGGGCGGCACGGTCGACCTCAAGCAGCCGCAGCGCACCAACACGGGGCCGCAATTGACGTTTGATCAGCGACTGCACGGTGCCCCTGCGCTTGCCGGACAGGTTGCGATCAGCGGCCACCCGCCCAGCATACCAGTCCAGCAGATCGGCCACGGTCAGCCAGCCCGACACCCGCACGGCGGCGGACGGATCGGCAGTCAGCGCGGCCAGCTTGCCCGGCAGCAGGTCGACGGCGGCGCGCACCGGCAAATCGGGCCAGTTTCCCAACTTGATCGAGGTGCTACGGCCCTGGGCATGACGGACGATCAGCCAAGAAGCCCGCGCGCGGCCAGCGGCGAAGCGCAGCAGTAGAGGGGGATAACGGAGGTCGCGCAGTTGGCGGATATGGGACTGCTCTGCGTGCCGACGGATCTCGGCCTCGCTGAATCGGATGTGACAGGTCTGGCTTGTAGGGTCGGTCATACCCGGCTCCCGGTCAGGGCGGCCAAGTGCCGATCAGGCTGCCGGGCCGCGTTAAGGGCGCAGCCATCCCCTTACCCACGCGATAGGTGAGTACAGACGGTGAAAGGGGGATAGCGGCGAAGATCATTCAGGGAACGCGCCGGCAGGGCAGCGCGTTACGGTCACACGGCAGGGTCAGCCAGCCGACGGACTACTTCCACTCGATCAGGTGTCATGCCTTCCTCCCCAACGTTTTGGCCACATCGGCCCTCGCCTCAGCCAGACGGCGCTTGTACGTTTTGAGACTCACCCCCAAGTGAAGAGCGTTCTGCAGTTGGGTAAGACCGCACGGGTCATAGCCGCGCAGGCCCCGTCGCACGACCACCAACCACCACCCAGCGGCATACTCAAGACGAAGGACATCCTCGCGCAGCGGGTTTTCCCGGCCCATATCGCGCACGGCGTCCTCAATCCTCGCCTCGACCGTATCCAGCGGCACCCCACCGGAGCCACCGCCGAATACCAGATGCCCCTTGGCATCCATCCAGCGAGCCAGCAGCGACCTCGGCACCCCTTCCGCTCCTGTCGCCGAGGCCACTAGCCAACCTGCCCATGCCTCCAGCAACTGATCGAATCTGCCAGCCCGCCGGCGCCCTCCGCTCATGCGCAAAACCTCTCGAATGCCTGCTCCAGCATCTGCAGGCGTTCGGCGGCGGCGTGCTGAATGGCACGAAGCTCGGCAACAAAATCGGCATAATCGCGAGCAGGAGCAGGCATCGGCGGAACATCGTCCGCCACCTGGATGGGTGACTCTGGCGGCACCTCCTGCAGCACAACCAGCTCGGGGGAAGGCACAGGCAGGCACGGCAGATCCTCGGTAGCCACACCGACCGCCTCGCCGCGGTTGTCCAGCCGCTGGATCGCACCACCGCGGCTCAGGAAAGTTGCAACCTGCACATCTATCGAGTCCTGCTCACGCTGATGGCTGGGTATCCGGCACATGCTCAGGCACTCCGATCCACAGGCACAAAACCGCCCTCGGCCGCCCGCACACGCGGCTTGGCCAGCTTGGCTGTCGGAACGATCCACTCCGGTACCGTCGACAGGATCGGGCTCTGCCGCGTCGGCATGACGATCCCGAAGAAACGCTCCTCTAGGTCGCCCTGATGCACACGCACAAACACCCCACTGGAGTCGTTCGACACATCCAGGCGCAGAGAGGGGGACCAATCGCCATCGCTCTGGCAGAGAATGCCCAGAGCTTGGTCGAACACCCCCAAGCAATGCGCGGCGATAGCCGGCTGCGCCCCCGGCGCGACCACCCGCTCATCGCGCACCAGGCGACGCCAGTCGGGGAACACCCCGGCCAGCTGTCTGATGCGCTCGGCCGCAAGGGCATCGCCTGAGAACGGGTCCGGCGTGACCGAATGCCCCGCCGCCATCACCACCGCACCGCACTCGCCAACCCACAGCGACTGCGCCTCCAGATCGGGCCGCTTCTTCGGTGCGACCGCCTGGCAAGCCTTCAGCAGGCGACGCGGCGCGGCATCGAGAATGATCTCGCTCCGGCCTGGGTCCATCCACCCCTCCGGATCATGGATAGCCCCCAGCACATGGCCGTTGGTGGCGACCAGCACTACCCCCTTTTCGTGATGCCGCTGCAGGCAGACCCCATTGAGGTAGTAGCGGACATCATTCACCCCGGCGAACAGATGCACGGCGGCGAAATAGCGCGGACTCACGCGAGCGAGGTACTTCATAGCGTCATTCCATAAAGACAGCCGCCAGCCGGCAGCAGGTTGCACGAATCAGCCGCCGCACTCGGCCGCCAACTTGAATCCGTTTTTCTTGTCGCGCTTGCAGGCCGGCAGCGACAGCCCGGCGCCGCACATGGCCCGATCACCGATGAACACCGCCCGCTCACACACGGCGCAGCCTTTGAGGCGGATCTCATTGGCCTCGACGATCCGCGCCGGATCGGCATAAGCCCAGCCAGGCAGCGTCATGGATGGCCTCCTTGCACCTTGAGCAGCACCTCGGACAGCGCCTCGAGCGGGTCGAGCTGGCGGCCATTGCCGCCCTCGCGGTCCGTCACCAGCAGCTCGTCGTGCTTGATGGCCACAACCCCGGAAACCGGACCGCTCAGATGCCAGACATGACCACCATGCAGGCGCACGACATCGGCCTCCGCTGCGGTCAGCAGATGGGGAAACACCAGACCCTGCACGGGCCGGCGGCCCGTAGCTGCCCCCTCAAGGGCGCGTTCAACCGTCCGTGCGCGGCCATCGCCGAGACGACTGCCGAGGATGGCGAAGGCCTTCAGCTGTTGCCCGCCCTGCTGCTCCAAGCGCTGGGCGATGGCCATGCGTTTCTCCGAGGTTCCGCCCGATAATCCGATCACCAGCATGCTCACCCTCCCAACCGGCCATGCCGGATAAAAAGCCCAGCCCGATCAGGCCCGGGCGCGCTCGATCTTTTCCTTGCGCACGGCCATCAGGTGGTCATGAAACACCGCCGGCACCGGCACCTCGCGGGCAGCCATCACCCGCGCGGAGGCGTCCTCGGCCTCCTCCACGGTCACGTTCGAAGCGATCCAACGGCGATACAGCTGACGGGTACTCGGCTCGGCGGCGAGGTACGGCGGACAGCTCCATTCGGCGAGAAACCAGTCGATCCACTGCTGCTCATGGGTGAACAGAACCGGCGTGGCTGGAACAGAAACTGCCGGAGGATCGATCAGCATCGCCGCCAGATCGCCACGCAGCGTCAGGCGCAGCCGGCCATCATCAGAGGCACGATCGAGCACCTGGGCGTGCTCGCAGTAGGTCAGAAACTCCACGGTATCGTCCTGGCCGCAGCCCAGCCCCTGCAACACATCGCCCCAGGCCAGCACCGCCGATGCAGGCGCCGGAACGGTCGCGGCATCGGCCACCAGCTCGACCAGCTTGAACAGCCGGGCAAACCCCACCAGGCCGAAACGCTGCTCGAGCTTGCGCGCGATCACCAGGGCCGAAAGCCCACCGGGCACCCTAAAGCCGCGCATTTCCAGCCTCGACGGCCTGCATGACCGGACCATAGATGCCGTTGAAATCGACCACGCCACCCGACACGCGAACGATATTGATCGCCGCGCGAATCGACGGAGAACGCTCGAATCGCGCCCATGACAAGATCGTCCTTGGCTTCTCGCCGAGCTTCTCGGCGGCTACGGAAATCGGGTCGCGCTCGTCAAGAGCGTAAATCCAGGGCTTTAGCTCCACCTAAAGAAAACCTCACCACTATTTGTGGTGACATTACCCGCGAGCTATCGCCAAGACAAGGCTTTTTTGTCTAGATTTACACTCTGAGTGTATATTCACACCCTAAACAAACAACGAAGCACCTTGTAAGGGATACACATGTCAGACCTGCGCAAGATAATCTCCACGCGGCTCCGCCAACTGAGACACGCCAGGGAATGGACGGTCGAAGAAACCACCCGGCGACTGTCTGCACTCTCCAGCGAAACCATCAACCCCAGCCGCTACGGCAACTGGGAACAGGGCATCCGCGCCCCGCGCCTGGAGCAGTTCGTCGAGCTTGGCGCACTGTTCGGCGTGGCCCCCGCCTATATCGCTGGCATCTCCGGAGACGATGGCAGTTCCCCCGAAGCCTCTCGCTACACCGTCCCGACCCCGGCCGCCATCACCACCCCGGCGGGACCGATGGCCCTGGAGCAGATAGACGACTCCTTCGCGATCAGCCTCGAACTGATCGACAGCCTCGGCCTCAACCGCAACCGGCTGGCGATGGTTCGTGCGGAGGATGACAACATGGCCGGCGTGATCGAGAAAGGCGACCGCGTGCTGATCGACATGGGCTCGACCAGCGTGACCCGTGACGACATCTTCGCCCTGCTGATCAATGGGCGCGTGCGCTTTCGCTGGATACGCCATGCCTTGACGGGCGGCTACACAGTGCAGGACGAAAACGGCAAGGAAAAAAGCGACATGACCGCCGAGGGGCTCAGCAAACTGACCATCATCGGCCGCGCCGCAGCCATCATCCACACCCGCTAACCATACGGAGAGCCCTACTGGGCTTTCCACGCCCGCGCTTTACACTTAAAGTTGCCGGATACACTAAAAGACAAGGCAGTAATCATGAGCACAGGAACACTCCAGCCCCTGAACAGTCCGGGGTCGCTGATCCTCCTCACCGAGGAATCGAAAACCAGCATCTATACCGGACTGCACCGCAAAGCGGCCTTTGCCGCCGGCATCGAGGCCCTTGCCTTGCGGGCTATCGAAACCGGCGAGCAGGCACCGCTCGAGCACATCGCCGACATCGCCGGCGCACTGAAAGACGAACTCGCCCAACTGGCCAGCACCGTCCTCCAGCTCAAGGCCGCCAAGGTCTGAATCAAGCCAGGGAAGACCATGTACGCAGAAAAGATCCTGGGCGACGACGTGATCGGCCTGCCCGGCCAGAACCTCACCCCCACCGAATTGCGTGTGCTCGTCGGCCTCGCCGACGGCCATGCCCCCAGCGTCGTCGCGGCAGACATCCATACCGATGCCAGCACCCTGCGCCGTGTCGAGGCCAGCATCAAGGCCAAGCTCGGCGCCAAGACCCACCCGCACATGGTCACCCGCGGCTTCACCCTCGGCGTGCTGATCCCCCGCGCCCTGTGCCTGTTTCTAGCACTGCTCGGCGCGCTGGAATCGCTCGACGTCGACGGCATGCGGCAACGTGCACCGAAGCGCAGCCGGATCGCCAGCCAAAGCCGCCTCGTCAAAAAGGACAGCAGCCATGGCGCAGATGGCACAGGCCCGCTGTTCGTGCAGTCGGTGGGGGATTCGGGGATTTTCGCAGCCAAGCACTGCTCCATGGCGTGAGCAGCACCTGCCCTTGGGGGCTATTCCTTGGGGCTGGCCGCAATGGCCAGCAACTCATCCCGAAGGCGGTCGATCATCTCGAGGGCATTGGCTACCGACGAGGGGGATCTGCGGCACTCGCTCACCGAGATACCCGACAGACCCTGACCAAAGCTCCTATCCAAGCGATCAACGATCTCCGAGTTCAGGGAGCGGCGGCTTTCTTTGGCTGCATGCTCCACCTTTGCGCGCAACTCTGGCGGCATGCGGAGCGCAAACGGGGTGATCTCTCGACTCATCTGCGCCTCACAAAAAACGTGAGTCACCATAGCTTCACGGCAAATTGACTTCAATGAGTCACGGTGAAACCATAACCACCGTGACTCACCGGGAGATTGTCATGAAAAAACGCGACATCGTGCCGTTTGGACTGCGCTTGCAACCGCCATTGAAAGAACGCGCCAAGAGAGAGGCCGAACTCAACAGACACAGCATGAACACCGAGTTTGAGCTACTGATCGAAGATGGATTCAAGTGGCGGGAAATGCAGAAGAAACAGGCCAACGCCTGAAACGAAGAAGCCCCGGCGCAGCAACACCAGGGCTTCAGAGAGCGACGCCGATAGCCCATCGCAAACGCCCATAAGCTCCGGCAGTACCAGTAATAACCCTGCTAGAATTCAAGAATTCTTTAATTCAAGAATTCAAGAATTCTTTACTAGGTAGGTAACGCCATGCCCTACGTCATCGGATGCGTTTCGCAGAAAGGCGGTCCCGGCAAGTCCACCCTCGCCCGCGCCCTGGGCGCCGCTTTCGCCCTCAACGAGTGGTCGGTGCTGCTGGCCGACCTCGACACCAAACAGGGCACCGCTACCGCCTGGCAACAGCGCCGCCTGCGCGCTGGCGTCAGCCCCGAGGTGCCGGTGCAGATGTTCGGCAACGTAGCCGGCGCCATGCGCAAGGCCGGCGACGCAGACATCCTGATCGTCGACGGCGCCCCGCACGCCAGCGCCGAAACCGTGGCGATCGCCAAGGCCGCCAACCTGCTGCTGATCCCCACCGGGCTGTCACTCGACGACCTCGAACCGGCCGTGACCCTAGCCAACACTCTGACCGATCAGCATGCCATCCCGCTCGAGCGCCTCGCCTTCGTCCTGTGCAAAGTCGGCAGCAGCACCGCCGAGCTGGAGGCAGCACGCACCTACCTGGGCAAGACCCGTTACGCCACCCTCGACGGTGCCATCCCGCAGAAACCGGCGTTCAGCAAGGCCATGGACGCCGGCCTGTCGGTGATCGAAACCCCCTACAAAGCCCCGCGCGAGCAAGCCCTGCAGGTCATCCAGGCCGCCATTGCCCGCTTCGAAACCCTGATCGCCAGCGCCTGACGCCCTCCGGAGAACGCAATGACCGACGCCAAAACCCCGCGCATCAGCATCAGCGCGCCAAAGCCACGCCGCTCAGACAAGGGCGAGCCGCCGCAATCGGCCGCCGACACCGTTGTGGTCGGCAACAACACCCGCACTGCCAGCGACAGCCAACTGGTCGACATCAACTTCAAGATCCCGACGGAGCTGCGCAAAGACTTTCGCCTGTTCTGCGCCACGCACGAAGTCTCACAGGTCTCCGCCTTCAAGGAAGCTCTGACCGACTACATGAAGAAAAAGGGCTGGACGCCGGGCGAGTGACAGCCGGCCGTACAAACGACAAGCCCCGCACTCGGCGGGGCTTTTTCTTGTGCGCGTGACGGGTAACTGTAACGACCTGCAAACGAAAATGACCCGACCTGCAATCAAGGCGATTTTCGACCGAGATTAA